GGGCCTGCACAACTTAACCAGATATTTCGCAATTGAATTTGAAAGTCCTGCCTCCCGCAGGAGATCTTCCAACTCGCGTGGCGTCTCCGCCCCTTCTATTGATTTCACCGTCAACACGTTAGCCCCCAACTTAGCAGGAAACGTGACGAGGCTAATTTCCCAGAGTTCAATCTTCTTCAAGTCCCTTGTTTTCTTTTTCTCATCTGTCTCATACTCAATCGCCTCATAACCAATAGACTGGCCTAATTTGAAAGTGCCAACTTCAGCAGCAAGCTTCAAAATCTCATGGGTATCCTTCCCCAATCCTGTATTAATTGCAAGGCGACCTTCTGAGACAAGACCTTTGCTATCTTCCCGCAGAGATGCCCAAATACCAGGAATTGCCCGTGTATCGTGTTGCCAGAGCATTGCGACCCCTGTTCCATTTCTGCCACCTTTAGCAATGGTATCTAAGAAAGCCCCTTTGCTAACGATATCTCCATAAGCATCAGGTTTACGATTGAAAAGAGAAGCATAACCCCGAAAGGAACCATCCTCTTTTATGTCTGCTGCTTTTACCTCAAATGGGAAATCCAAATATAGTGGTTGCATTCTTTAGTTCTCCATTTCCATATTTTTTGTCTATTTATAATTATATAAAGAAAATCATAGAAAACTTTAAATAAAAATTATTCTTTCTCAAAAATTATATCATTGTTTTGGTTATCCCTTCTTTCTTTTGGGCAAATAATATGCTGGAAGTTTTTTAAAATCATCCATTGTCATATCATTTAGTTCCAAAAAATCCTCAAGCCCTTTTCCTGTTGGTAAATCATAACTTTGTTTTGTCCAATCAGAGTTCTCCAAATCCGCATCTATTTTTACGGTTGTCATTATTTAGTTACTCCGTGTATTGCTTCAATAATTTTTTCTGTTAATAAAAATTCAGCCTCTTCTTCACTTAAAGTTGTTGATGTTGCTCTAAATAAACTAACAAAGTCTTGTTTAAATTGATCCTTTTTTATAGTTGCACTAAGAATAGTCTCTGCTTTTTTGGGTGTGCCAAGAATCACATATTCAAATTCTTTCTTGCATCCAAAACCAGTAACAGGGATTGACAATATTCTGTCTATCGGAGCCTCTACAAAAAGCATAGAAGAGTCCCCAACATTATTTGTAAATGATTTTGCAGTTGCAACATCACTACTAAAACTTGACATTGGTTGTAATTCAATTTTAACTTTAGATATCGGATGCTCAACAGTTGAGGGCTTGATTCCGATATCTCCCTTATATCCTCTTGCAACCCTAACTGTTTTTAAACCTCGTTTTTTAAGATGCTCTTGAGTATCGTTATACATTTCTCTTAAAAAACGCCGTGATGCTTTCTCATGAATCTTAAATAATGCCTGTGCTTCTTTTAATGCTTCTTTTTCCCACCATATAGTTGTTCCTTCAAGTCCAAATTCTTTTTTAGCTGCGAGTTGCATCATAATGCTTTTTGGGTTTGTATCTCCACTGGAGAATGCCCATTGCCTTATTAAATTGCCTGTGGCAACTTCATAATCTTCTAAAACCATATCTTGTGTCGCTATCCTATTTGATAAAGGTCTAATAAAATCATCCATTTCTTTAGATTTTAAAGAGTACATTTTCTTTCCAAGTTTTTCTTCAATCCCTATTTTTAAATCCCGAGTCGATTTTCCTTCTATAAAAGTAGCTTTCTTAGATCCTTCATAATGATTTGCAACCTCTTTTGCTGATTTAACTGGACTGCCAATTGAAATATTCCCTAAACTTTCAGGTGGCTCATATGTAGGCAACTTCTCCATTCGCTTAACTGTATGGTATAGAAGAACACAACGGCAATTGTGAATCACAAACCCATTAGCAATATAACTTTCATCCCCCTCAACAGCGAAATTATAAATATTAATTCTTCTCTTTAATACCCTTTTTGATACAGACCGGACAGACATCCCAATCTGAGTAAATGTTTCAGAATGATTCAACGAAACCAAATCAAAAAATTCCCATTTCGGAGGGTTTGGTTTATAATCGACATGAGCAACCCTATGATCTGGATATTTTGTCAATATTTCTAGGTCCCTTTTCCGGTCTCTTTCTTTATCCTCATGCCACGGATAACCATCAACTTCGATAAACATTTTTTCTTTTTCAACATAAAAATCAATTCTTCTTCTTCCAACTGGAAACTGTGCAACAAACTCTTTTCCTTTCTTAACTAAAAAAGACGCCATTGCCTGTTCAAGAGTAGAATTAGCATGCAATCTTCCTAATGCTGGAAAAGCAGTTTGTTTAAGCATATTCAAAACAGAACCATATTTCTTTTTAATTCCTTCTCTCCTAATCTTTTGAAACTTTTCTGTTTTTATAAGGACCCCCATTGATCCACCAGGCCCCCATTTAGCATAATTAACCTCTCTTGCCTTTTTTGTTATCTCGTCCCCGTCTCTTATTCCATTAGCATATTCTCTTTTCAACTGAGCAGACGCTTTTTTGCTTATATTTTTTCTATGTTCTGGATCTGTCCATTGTTTCAACGCAACTTGTCTTCTTTCTTCTGAAAACTTAGGATCATTAATTCTTCCTTCACCAAGTTTTTTGCCTGCGCAATATTTATCACAGAATTTATTATAATATGGAATTGGTTCCCCACACCACTGACAATATGAAGCCATAAAACGAACAATCTCTCCTGACATTATATCTTCCGCATTTTTCCATCTAAAAAACTTCGACCCACGACTAACCAAAAAAGGATGATTTGGAGTGACAATTATAAATTTCCCTTGCCCCTCAAGACTAATCCTTACAACCTCCCCTTCATATAAACTCTTATTCAAACGCAAAACTTTTTTGAATCTATTTTTATGCGTTAAAACTAAATCGCCAGGTTTTATATATCTTACTTGCTTCCAACCTTCCGATGTAAATATAGGAGTTGCATAATTAGTTAAACACCTGATAATATTCCCAGCCGCACCTTTTGGATCTCCAGGATGCTTTAACGGTTGCCCTGTGCCCACAAAATCCTTATCCTGTGGCACTCGTTCTCCATCGGCCCCACTTGGAAACTTCCCATAATGGTTCCAGATATTATATTTGCCAGGTCTTCTTGTTCGTGTATCCCTTGCAGATACCCATTCCCTTTCCATTTCAATTCTGGTACTTTTAACAGCAGAATCAATGCTTTTAACAGCCGCTGTATGTGTCTCAGTCAAAGCAATCATTCTTGCACGGCTTGGATTCACAATTTTGCCAGTTTTACGAATATTTTTTGCAATATCGACATGAGATAATTGCTCTTGCATCCCTTTATGAATAATCTTTGCAATCATCCCCTTTGAGGTTTTACTGATCTGAGTTATCTTTTTGCCTGCCTGTTCCCTTCTCCATTTGTTCATTTCTTTCCAGAAATCTTCCATCGGGGTTTTAATTTCTGAAGGTTGAATAAACTTTTTAGTGGCAAGTATCCCGAATGCTTTATTGCTGAAAACAGTGGCAATTCTTCTATAATGTTTATTTAAAGTTTCAAGCATCTTTGGCCGGGCATCATCAATAATGAAATCAACATCATCAAATCTGCCAACCTTAGCTAATCGAGAGGCTTTGAAATATTGAGAATTGAAAAGTCTATTCCAGTCTTTGGTTTGGGAATATTCCAAGGTGGACATCATCCGTTCGATTTCTGCTTGCCAGAGAAGTCGGGATCGTGGGTCTGTAATGTTTATCATTTAGCAATTTTCCCTTTTGGACTTTTACAAAGTATCATCTTCCCGTCCCTGGCCTCTCTTGTCTCCTCATCTTTCCCCCACATTTTGGGCACGTCAGCGTAACGCAATGTTTGTCCGAAGTCATTTTATAACCACAAGAGATACACTCACACTTGTATTTCGCCTTTTCATCATAATCAGCAATCAACATTTCATCAATTTCCTCTTCCGTATATCCCTCAGCAAGTAATTTCTCCCTTGTCTCTTCTTCCGTCTCTTCCTCTTCTGCTGGTTCTTGCCCCAATGGAATCCTACTTGCCTCAACCAAAATAACATCCCCTTCAGTTCCCCAGCTTTCCAATCCTGCCAATTCACGCTTTTCATTAATTGAAGCAAAGGATGCTTTCTCAGCACGATCCCAAAGCATTTC